TCCACTTGAAGAAGTTAAACATGAAGTAGTAGCATTTTTAGTTATGCAGATGCCTAAATATCAACCTGATAAAGGTAGGGCCTTTTCATATTTTTCTGTAGTTGGAAAGAATTGGTTAATACTAAATAATAATAACAATTATAAGAAAATGAAAATACACGATAACTTAGATATATTAGATTGGAAAAGAAATTTAGTTTCTGAAAATACTATTAGTGAAGTTGATGAATTTAATGTAGAATTTGTAAATCAGATGTTAGATTATTGGGATAATAATATTACTAATATTTTTCGTAGACAAAAAGACATTTTAGTTGCAGATGCAGTTTTAGAATTATTTCGTAAACGGGAAAATATAGAAAACTTTAATAAGAAAGCTTTGTATATTATGATTCGTGAAATGACAGGTTCTAATACTCAACATATTACGCGAGTTGTGAATCAAATGAAAAAGTTTTATTTTAACATGATGGCAGAATTTACCCAAACGGGACAAATAGATACATCTAATACAGGAAGTATATTTTAAAGGAGATATAAGATGCCAAAACCAAAAAAAACAACGAGAAAAACAACAACTCGTAAAACAAAAACTACTACACAAGATAATGGATTTCTTACAAGAGTAGTTAGAGGTGCTAAGAAAATCTTTTCACCACCTAAGTAAACTTGTGTCGTAACTGACACGAAGTATGGGGCTGTAGCTCAGTTGAGAGAGCGCCGCACTTGCACTGCGGAGGTCGCAGGTTTGATCCCTGTCAGCTCCACCAACTAACAAGACAAGTAAAGAGTAACGATTGGAGATTCGACTTTACGGATAGTTAAAGATGTATGGAGCTTGTCTTGTTATAAAATATAAGACTTCATTAACAAACTTAGGTCAGCCGTATTAGGGTTGAAGTTTTATCCACAAAAAAAGGGGAACTTTTCAGTTCCCCTTTTACGTGCTTAATAGTGTAGGACTATCAAACTATTCCGTACCTACTTACGAAATAAACCCACCAACACCAACAAGGCGACGAGTCCGGCGAAACCCGATTCGCCAAACTTGTTTATGATGGATGTCAGGTTACCTATAACATTAACGCCAAAGATACCAGTTCCAAAAATTACTTCAGAAACAGCACCTATAGCTACAAAAGATAATAGTAAATGAGCTAAGTCATTTACATATCCATTGATCATTGTTATGAGTTCCTTCATGGTTTTCTCCCGTTAGTTAGAAACAAAAAGGTCTCTCAGTTAACAACCAAGAAACCTTCAATAATAACTATTATAACAATAAATAATAAATTTCAATATATATTTATATATCAATGTTTTTAGGTTATATAATATTTATTATTGAGTAATAACATTTAAGGTGAATTATGGCTATAGATTATGAAATCTTTGAGGGAAAATCACTTTCCTCTTTATTTAAAGATATATACAAAAATACAGAGTTTAATCGTAAACAACTTGACGTATTAACAAAAGAACTTGTTCAGTTCATTAAAGACGGTGATACAGCCGTACAGATAGTACCTATGATAAAAGAGTATCTGGAAATTAATGTTAAAAATGATGACCAACTTGTTAAGATGGCTGGTATTGTACAACGACTTATTTCCGCTGAAAACAGAGTTAGTTCAGAAGATGAATTTGGTTTATCAGATAAAGAAAAAGAACAACTACTTACAGGATTAGAGGATAGTATAAAAGATATACAAATGGAATCAGATAAAATACATAGTAAAATAGAAAATGTAAAAAAGGTTAACTAAATGGCTTATAGACAAAAAATATCTCAGGATACAACTACAAGCACACCTGGTGGTGTTCCTACAATTGGTAAAGTAATTAGTCTAATTAAACAACAAATTAATAATCAACAGTTTGATTTTTATGAATTAGAAACATTTGAAGTAACTAAAGTTTTAGTTGATTATGAAGACTTACCAAAACAAAAAGACGGACATCCAGATTATTCTTATTATGGTGCTGTAGCAGGTAGGTTTGTAATTAATAAAGCTCAAAGTATAAAACCAGAAGATAGTCCGCAATTAGTAAGACCAGTAGACCCGAAAATAAAAAATTATCCTGTTGTTGGTGAGTTAGTTGTTGTAGGTAATTATAACGGTAAAAGTTATTACTGGAATACATTAAATAATTTTAATTTAGTAAATGAAAACTCAGTTCCTGGTATAAGTTATATAGGAACTGGAGAATCACCACCGACTGCACTTACAAAGTTTGGAAAAAGATTTGAAAGAAATGGATCTATTAGACAAGTAAAAGCAGAGGAGGGTGATTTAATATTACATGGTAGATTTGGTAATTCTATAAATTTAGGAAGTAATGATAATAGTCCAGTTATAAAAATACGATCCGGACAAAGAACTGATATACAAGGTAAGATTAAATCAGGAGATGAAGACGATGTAAAAAGTATGAAAAATGTAATTAATCGTGGGGGTCCAATACCAGAAGATATTAATAAAGATAAAAATTCAATTTATTTATCTACAGGTAAAAAATATATTATAAGAAATTCAAATAGTAAATATAAAGGTCAAGAGTTAATAGCCGAAGGTAATAGTATTATTATAAATTCTGATAAATTAATATTTAATGGTAGAAATGGTAATGTTAATATTAGAGCTTCAAAAAATTTAGTTCTTGAAGGTGATGAAGTTTTTATAAAAGCAGCTAAAGACCAAACTATAAAGATGGGTGACCCAAGAGCAGTATTTGTACCAACAGTTAGAGGTGATATATTGTTACAATTTCAAAGTGATATTTTGACACTTTTTTCTGACTTTCAACAAGTACTACTTTTAGTTGCTACTCCACCATTATTAATACCGAAAGCTAAATTGTTAGTTGATAAAATAAAGAGATTGAGTAAAGTAATTACAAAACAAACATTTTTAAATAAACAAGTAATGACAGCAGATCCAAATATTAAATTACCAGATTTACCAAAAATACCAGAGTTACCTGAACTTCCTACTGTAGAGTTACCTGATATACCAAAACCGGATATATCAGGAGTAAATGTAGGTGTTAATATGGAAGATTTAGAAACTATAGAAAAATTAAATAACTTATAAGGAGTTGATTATGACTAAACAAGAGTTACAAAAAATCATACAAGAAGCAGTTCGTAGAGAAGTGAAAAAACAAATAAAAAAGATATTTATAAAAGAAGAAACTATTACTCAATTAAAAGATGTAGTTCCACAAGTTTCAAAACCAAGTGAAGAAAAACATTTTACTAAAAATAAATCTTTAAATAAAGTTCTAAATGAAACTGTTGGGCTTTCAAAAAGAGATAAACGATCTGAAGAATACCCAACATTAAGCGGAGATACTTTTGATACTTCACGTATGGGTGAACTTATGGGCTATGGTAAATCAGAAGAAGTTAAACGAGATATGGTAGCTGTAGATACACTTCAAAAAGCTGGTAAATCAGTTGAAGATGTTCCAGAACACATTACAGATGCTTTAACTCGTGATTATAGTAAATTAATGAAAGCTATGGAATAAAAAAGGATAAGATAAATGCCGTCAAGTGCTAAAGAATTAGATTTAGATCCAGATGTTTATATAGGATTAACGTATCCTATTAGAAAAGGTATAATGACAGATTTTGAATTAACAAAAACTTCTTATGAACAAGCAGAGTATAATTTAACAAATTTACTTTTGACACAAAAAGGAGAAAGAGTTTATCAACCAGAATTTGGTAGTAATTTAAGAAGAATTTGTTTTGAACAGGTAGATGATAATTTACTTGAAACAATTGAAACAGATATTAAAAATACAGTTGAACAATGGTTATCATATATTATTATAAATGAAATAGAAGTTTTAACTGATGATGGTAACACAAGTAAAATTTATATACAAATAAAATATTCAACTATTATTGAATCATTTAGAGAAAATACTGTATTAGTAGCATTTGATTCAATAACTTAAATAGGAAACATAAATGGCCCGCACAAGTGTAAAAAAGAATGTAGTAAAACAAGTAAATTATCTTAATAAAGATTTTAGTGATTTTAGAGATAATCTTATAGAATTTGCTAAAGTTTATTTTCCAAATACATATAATGATTTTAATGAGGCTTCACCGGGTATGATGTTCATAGAAATGGCCGCATATGTCGGTGATGTTCTTTCTTATTATATTGATTCACAATTTAGAGAATCATTATTAGCGTATGCAGAAGAAAAACGAAATGTATATAATATTGCACAATCATTTGGTTATAAACCTAAAGTAACATCACCCGCATCAGTAGTGTTAGATGTATTTCAAACAATTCCCACAGTAGATGGCACAGCAGATTATAGATATGCATTAAATGTAAAAGCCGGAATGACTGTAAACGCAAGTGCTACTGGAACAACATTTAGAACATTAGAAGATTGCAATTTTAAATTCACAAGTTCATATAGTCCACGTGAAACTACTGTATTTGAAAAATCTGGTGGCGTTACAACTAAATTTTTATTAAAGAAAAAAGTTAAGGCAGAAAGTGGTACAGTAGCTTCAGAAACTTTCACGTTCACTTCAGCAGAAAAGTATTCACAAGTTAAATTATCAAACACAGATGTTATAGAAATAATTTCAGTAACAGATAGTGATGGTAATAATTGGTATGAAGTAGATTCTTTAGCAAGAGATACTATTTTTGAGGATATGGAAAACAATGATAGTACAGATCCAACATCAGTTATTAATAGAGATACTGCTCCTTATGTTTTAAAGTTAAAGAAAACTTCTCGTAGATTTAATGTTTATATAGATGCGAATGATAAAACAATATTACGATTTGGGGCTGGTATTTCAGATAATCCAGATGAAGAAATTATACCAAATCCAAGTTCAGTAGGTTCATCTTTACCAGGTAGTCCATCTTATTTAACAAAAGCATTTGACCCTTCAAATTTTTTAAAAACAAAAGCTTTTGGATTAGCACCATCAAATACAACACTTACAGTTAAATATGCACATGGTGGAGGTATTGGTGATAATGCAAACGCTAATTCCATTACAGAAATAACAAGTGTTAGTCATG